CGCCACGAGCCCGCTTGAGCCTTCACTGCTCGCGGGCTTCTCTTCGTTCGGGAGGCTCTGTGCGCCTGTCCCGTGAACTACAACCCGCCGATGGCGACTAGGTAGATGCCTCAACGGCCAGACGTGCCGTGCGCCGATTGTGGTCGACTGGGTTGGCGCAGCAGGACTAGCCGACCTCCGGGCCAGTACCGCTGCCATGAATGCCGCAGGATTGCTGCGGGTCGGCGAGCGCACGAACGCCTGCGGGATATCGCCAGCCCAGCATGGAGACCGAAGACGCTGACTTGCCCGACCTGTACCGCGGCCTTCGAGCAGCATCGGCCAAACCAACGCTACTGCTCCAGTGCGTGCCGAGACAGATTCCCGCGCCGACGCGTGAGCGGCTGGCGCTCCCGTCCCAAGGGCAGCACAACCTCGCGGGGCTACGGCAACGAACACCACAAGGCGCGGAAAGTAGCTGCTGCGAAGCACCAGTCCTCCGATCCTTGCGTCCGGTGCGGATCTCCGCTCGGGCAGATGGGGCCTCACCTGCACTACGACCACAACGCAGCACGCGATGGCTATCTCGGCTTCAGCCACGCCAAATGCAATATCCAGGCAGCAGGGCTAGAAGGCTCACGCCGTGCTCACAAACGGCGATCTGTGACCTCGCAACGCTGGTGAGCCCCTTTTAAAGGCAGCCTCGTCAGGACCCGCCCAGGTCAACATTTCTGTCTGTCACGTTTTCCACTTCCACGGAGGCCAGCGTGACACCACTGCGCGCGGTTGGTCCTGACGAGCAGCCGCCGAAGGCTGAGAAGTTGACCGTGGCCCAGGCTGCTGAGAAGGGCAGCCACCTCGAGCTGCTTGTGGCAATGCGGGAACGGATTGCGCTGACGGTCGCAGACCCGAAGTGTCCGCCGCGTGACCTGGCGGCGTTGACGCGACGGCTGCAGGACATTGCAGCCGAGATCGCGACGCTGGAACTGCGCGCGAAGCAGGAGGCGGACGAGGGTGAAGTCCCCGCCGACGAAGTCTTCGACGCCTCGGCTATCTGAACTAGCCCGTCATGTCGTCGTCCCGAAGGACGCGGTGTCGACAGGCTGGCCGGCTGTCCAGGCGAAGTGTGCTGACCTCGGCATCCGGTTCCGGCCGTGGCAGCCAGGCGTCGGGAAGATCATCCTCTGCAAGCGTCGAACTGGGAAGTACGCGGCGACGATCGGCGGGACGGGCCTGTCGATCCCCAGGCAGGTCGGTAAGACGTTTCTGGTCGGTGCGATCGTCTTTGCGCTCTGCCTGTTGCGCCCGAACCTGACGGTGATCTGGACCGCTCACCGGCTGCGAACGGCGGAAGAGACGTTCGGCAAGATGTTGGTGTTCGCGAAGCGGCGGAAGATCAAACCCCACATCCTCAAGACGCCGATGGGGTCCGGCGAGGAAGCGATCATCTTCCGCAACGGCTCACGGATCTTGTTCGGAGCTCGGGAACGCGGGTTCGGTCGCGGTTTCGATGAGGTCGATGTCCTGATCTTCGATGAGGCGCAGATCCTCACCGATAACGCTCTTGATGACATGGTGCCGGCGACCAACCAATCCCGGCAGGAGACCGGCGCGCTACTGCTGTTCCTAGGCACCCCACCAAAACCAACCGATCCCAGCGAAGTGTTCACCCGAATGCGCAGGGACGCTCTCGCGGGTGAGGACGACGACACCGGCTGGATCGAGTTCGGCGCTGACCCCGGCTATGAGCCGACACCAAAGCCTGCGCCGCTGACGAAAGCTGACCTGGCGCAGGTCGCGAAGGCGAACCCGACGTACCCGGATGACACTCCGCTTGAGTCGATCCTGCGGATGCGCAAGCAGCTCAACGCCGAATCGTGGCCGCGCGAAGGTCTCGGCATCTGGGATGCGATCGAACCCGGCGTATTGGGTGGTTGGGTTAACTGCTGCGCGGCGCCAGGAGACATCGGCGCTCCGTCGATCGCTCTCGATGTGGCGCTTGACCGGAGTTACACCTCGATCGGGATCGGGGCGCGGCGAAGCGATGAACGGATACAGGTGGAGCTCGCCGCCTATGAGCGGGGCACCGCGTGGGCGATCGAGGAATGCAAGCGGCTACACGCGGACTGGTCTGTGCCGGTCACCGTCGCCGGTAGTGGTCCTGCCGCTGCGCTGATCCCCGACCTCGAGACGGCTGGCGTCCCTATCAACGTCCTGTCTTCGGCTGAGGTGGCGCAGGCTTGTGCGGCGATGGCGGATGCCGTGAAGGAACGCACGGTCGCACCGCTAATCGATGAGACAGGGCATCCCGATTCCACCCTCGCGGCAGCTACGGCTGGTGCCCACCTCCGTCCAGGTGAGTCGTTCGTGTTCACCCGTAAGGGTTCGGTCGACATCTCTCCACTCTACGCCGTGACGCTGGCTCGCTGGGTAGCGGCGACCGCACCCGACTACGACCTGCTGGCGAGTGTCTACTGAGGAGGACCCGTGCGGCTGGCCCTCCTCGCGCAAGGTCTCTGCCTGCTGGCTGTTATTGCAGGTGCGGCCATCGCCTACTGGCCGGCCGGGTTGATCATCGGCGGTCTCATCGGCGCTGCGGTGATTGAGCGGCAGACCTGATGGGCCTGTTCGCCAAACGGGACTTCGCGCACGCAACCGCGGCGGACCTGATCCCACGGCGACCGCTTAGCAAAGGCACCTCGGTCACCTCCGACACGGCATTGCGTCATTCGGCGGTGTGGGCGTGTCTGCGGCTGCGGGCGGACCTGATCTCCACGATGCCGCTCGACTGCTACCGCAGGGTCGACGGCTACCAGGTGGAAACCCCGAAGCCCGCGATCCTGACGAACCCGTCCGGTGAGCGGGTTGACATCACCGAGTGGCTGTACTCGAGCCAAGTCGACCTGGACCGCTACGGCAACGCGTTCGGGCTCATCACCGAACGCGACGGGAACCGTCTCCCGTCCCGGATCGACCTCGTCCCTGCCGGGGATGTGACAGTCCGGGTCCAGAAGGGTGTTCTCACCGAGTACCGGATCGCTGGCAAGCCCTATGCACCGGAAGATGTGTGGCACGAGAAGCAGTTCACCGTCGCCGGCCTGCATGTAGGGCTGTCCCCGATCGCCTATGCGGCCTGGTCGATTGGTGGCTACTTGTCGGCGCAGGACTTCGTTCACACCTGGTTCGACGGTCCTGGTGTGCCGGTCGCGACGTTGAAGAACACGCAGAAGACCGTCCCGGCCAAGGAAGCGACGGCGATCAAGGAGCGTTTCCGGGCGACGATCTCCACCGGGGACGTGTTCGTTCACGGGCAGGACTGGGACTACAACATGGTCGCCGTCCCCGCCAACCAGGCGGCGTTCATCGACGAGATGAAATACGGCGTCGGCGACGTGTGCCGGTTCCTTGGTGTCCCGGGCGACATGATCGACGCCGAAGGGTCGACGGGGCACATCACCTACGCGAACGTCACCCAGCGCAACCTGCAGCTCCTTGTGATCAACGTCGGCCCGTCGATCTTCCGACGCGAACGCGCCCTGTCGACGCTGCTTCCACAGCCGCGTTACGTGAAGCTCAACACCGACTCGCTGCTGCGGATGGACCCGCTGACCCGCGCCCAGTACATGCAGACTCTCGTCGGGTCACGCCTGCGGGCTCCGGACGAGATGCGGGAGATCGACAACCTCCCCCCGCTGACCGACGAGCAGGTCGCGCAGATGTTGTTGCTCGACCCGCCGAAGTACCCGAAGCCGCTGTCACCCGGCGCCGAGCCGGATGTCCCTCCGGGCGACACGCCCACCCCACCACCGGGAGCGAAGTGATGGATCTCGCCACGCTCAGGGAAGCGGCGACAGCCCGTAAAGCGCAGATGCGTGAGGCTGCTGACCGGCCGCGGGAACGCCGCTGCGACCGTGATGCCGGCCGTGGTCTGACCCGTTCACCCAGGGGCACATTGCAGATCCGGTCCCAAGGTGACGGCAGTGGTTTCCACGGGCTCGCGTCCCGCACCGACGCTCCGTATGAGATGTGGGACATGTTCGGCCCGTATACCGAGACGGTCGTCGGCGGCGCGTTCGGGAAGACCCTCGCGCAAGACGGCCTGGACGTTCCGCTGGTCCTGTCGCATCAGCGTGACCAGGTGTTCGCCCGGACCTTGTCGGCCGAACATCCGTTGGCGCTCGCTGAGACGTCGGACGGGCTCGAGGCGGATGCGCCGACTCCGGACTGGTCCGGGTTCGACTGGCTGCCCGGCAAGATCCGGTCCCAGCTCATCGACGAGATGTCATTCCGGTTCTCCATCACCCGCGGCCAGTGGTCGCCGGACTTCATGGAGTACCACATCGAAGAGGTCGACCTGCACCGCGGCGACGTCGCGATCGTCGGCTACGGCGCCAACCCCAATACGTCCGCCGTCATGCGTTCCGCGCCCGACCTGGCGATCCGGTCGGACTCTTTCGTGCTCGAGCAGTTTCGCGCGATCCGCAACGAGCTGCGAGCCCGCGGCCTCAAACCACCGATGTCCCTGGAGGACATCGCTTCGTAGTTTCACCGCTTCGCGTCACTGACCTGCGCGCGCTTTCGCCTGCCTGGGCTTCGACCTGTCGCGGTTCGTCGCATCCCAACGAACCGAAAGGACATCGTCGCCATGACGATCGACCAGCTCATCGAGGCGCAGCGGGCGAAGATCGCCCAGGCGCTGAAGGACCGCAAGACGCACACCGACAAGATCACCGAGATCCGCGCGTTGTGCGAGAAGGAGAACCGCGACCCGTCCGAGACCGAGGAGACTCAGGTCACCGAGGCACGCAAGGCCGCGGACGAACTCGACAAGCAGGTCGCCGGCTTCAACGAGAAGATCGACGGCTACGAGCGGGAGAAGAAGGCCGACGAGGAAGCCGACCGGCTTTCCCGGGAGGTCACCCCCGCCGCGTCCCGTCCCGCCTACGACCGTGCCGCCCGCGTCGGCATGGAGGAGCGCACCTACCGCCCCGACCAGGACCGTCACGGCAGCCAGTTCCTCCGCGACGTCGCAGGCGCGTTCGTCGGCGACTTCGGCGCCCAGCAGCGATTGCAACGACACGTCTCCGAGGAGCGGGTCGAGCGCGGCCAGTACCTCGAGCGTGCAGTCGGCACGGGCGCGTTCGCCGGCCTCACCGTTCCGCAGTACCTGACCGACCTGTACGCGCCATACGCGCGTGCCGCCCGCCCGTTCGCGGACGCCTGCAACGCCCACCCGCTGCCCGAGACCGGGATGACGCTCGACATCGGCCGTCTTACCACCGGCACGTCGGTGGCGAACCAGGCGAATGAGAACGACGCGGCGTCGGAGACCAACGCCGACGACACGCTGCTGTCCGTGCCGGTGAAGACCGCGGCCGGTCAGCAGACCATGTCGATCCAGTCGATCCAGCGGTCGACCGGGTCCGAGGACATCATCATGCAGGACCTGTTCTCCGCCTACGGGACGAACGTCGACTCGACTCTGATCAACGAGGCGACGACGGGCCTGTCCGCAGCGGTGGTGTCCGGTAACCAGGTCGCCTACACCGACGCCTCACCGACCGCAGCCGAGCTGTGGCCGAAGATCCTCGACGCCGGCCAGCGGATCGAGTCCTCGCTGCTCAACGTCGACGGTGAGGACCTCGTCGTCATGCACTCCCGGCGCTGGGCGTGGCTGCAGTCGCAGGTCGGCCCGAACTGGCCGTTCATCGCGCAGATGACGAACAGCGACAAGCGCAACGGTGGCGAGGACTACGGCAAGTTGTACAACTCTGCCGGTTACCGCGGCAACGTCGCCGGCTTCAACGTCATCGTCGACAACAACATCGCCACCAACGGCGGCACCGGCACCAACCAGGACGAGATCTACGTCGTCGTCCCGCGCGAGTGCCACCTGTGGGAAGACCCGGACGCTCCGGTGTTCATCCGCGCCGACCAGGCGAAGGCCGCGAACCTCGGTGTGCTGCTGGTCGTCTACGGGTTCTACGCCTACACGTTCGGCCGCTACCCGAACGCCGTGGCGAAGATCTACGACACCGGCCTCGTCACGCCGACGTTCTGATCTGCCCGTCATCAGTTCCCGCCTCATCCTCGAAAGGAAACCGCACTCATGAGTGACGCAGACCGCAAGGCAGCCGAGGCGGAACTGGCAGCGGCGCAAGGCAACGACGAACAGGTCAAAGCCGCGGAGAAGCGCCTCGCCGCGGCGGGCGGCGACCGCACCGCCGAGCCGGAAGAGGCCAAGCCTGCCCGGTCACGGCAGACGAAGCGCGACTGACCGATGGGCCAGCTCACCGTCAAGGCCAACGGTCAGCACCTGACCGTCGACATCCAGACACCTGCCGGCGACGAGGCTGTCACATATTCCGACGCTTCCTTGTCGACGCCGATCACGTTGCCGTTGGCGATCACGGCGGACCAGGACTTCTACTTCCCGGCTGGGACGCAGATCGTCGACATCACCGTGACCACCGCAGCCGGCGCGACCCTGATCTCTGCCGAGCGGCACGAGATCGGCACACCTGACCGCGTGGTGCTCGTCCCGCTTCCCAGCGAGGAGCAGGGAGCCGCCACCGACTCGTCGAGTAGTGGGGGTTCTGGGGCGGTTCCGACGGCGAAGACGTCGGCCTACACCGCCGCGAGCGGTGACGCCGTGTTAGCGGACGCGAGCGGCGGAGACTTCGCGGTGACGCTCCCTGCCCCCGCAC